GGGTGATTAGCCCTCCCATGCTAATATAACATGGGGACCCAATTCTTTTTAATCGTACCTTCCATAAATGAAAGGAAAGAATCACTCAGTCTCAGTATGATCTGAAAGATCAGGACTGACCTCGTCCGAAACTCCACTAAAGAAGAGTTTCGCATACATCTCCTCAGGAGACATAGTAGCAGGAGGAAGTGAAAAGGTAAACCTTTTTAACAGGTACTCTAATCTAAGATTAGGATACTGTGGATTGCTTAAAAAGCTATCCTTATCCCGTAAGCTTCTCAGAAGCTTATGTACTTTATAGTTTAGAGACCTAGTCTCTATACGTTCCGACTCCTTAATAGTAAAACTAGTTAAGGGCCCAAACGCCGAAAGGCGAGAAAGGATATGGTCCTCGAAGAGGTAACATTCCTCGGATGATAGATAATGATATCTAGCATCGAATGCTTTCTGAGCGATCTCTGCTAATATAGCAGAGGCTTGTGAAGAGCGAGAGCTAAATAGCTTCTCGGCTTCGATGGTGGACTTCCTTAAGTACGTAAAGAATTGCGACTTAGGAAGCGACTTGGGATCCATAAGATCTTCAAGTTGCCATTGCGTGAGATCATTAAATGAGTCACGCCCCTCGGCACTAATATAGATGCCTCGGATCTTAAATTCAAGAATGTTAAGAGCCTTAAAGATAAGGAAATTAATCCTTACCAGTGGTGGCCACGGTGCTCGGCATTCCGATGAATCGGGATGCAAACCAGAATAAACAACTGGGACGGAGCACATAGTGCTAATCACACGCCTCTTGTAGGAAGCGCCTACGAGTTTATGAAGATTCACAAACTGTTGCTCATCGTAAGATGAGGTGCCACCCCGGACAGCCGTATCCAAAGGATACCTTCTACGAAGCATGAGGAGTAACTCTCTCATGTTTGCATAGTCGTTAAAAGATTTAACGATTAGATTAGGAGATATCGCAGATATGTCCTTGCCGCCAAACGAATTACGTTTGACGAATTCAGTAACACGCCTCGAAGAGGACGTGATGAGGCTTTTATTAAGATTAATCTTAACTCCTAATACTCCCATTATTATTGCATAATAATGAGCAAGGGAGGGATGTAATATTACAATATCATCCCCGACGAGGAGATAGAACTTTTTAGGGTCCTTCAGGACTTCTAGAAGAAGCCCAGCTCTCTTCGCAGCTATCCACACCACAAAGTGATGAGATAGAGCAAATACTGACCAAGAGGACAGTAATCCCATAGGCTGCCCGACACGGTACCATTTGTTGCCAAAAGGTAACTCAGTCATTACTCTGTACCACATTGGAGCCAGAGTGCCACCGGCAGGTAAAACCTGACGGAGAACTTCCCGGCTAAAGGAAGCGGGGAAGGCATCAGTAGCTGATGATAAATCAAAGCAACTAATGATTGCCGTAGATTCTGTTAAAGAGTTGAGCGTCCGAAATCCCTCTTCATGAGAAAAGGTGAAATCAGCTGATATCTTACTGAGGCATTTAAATGACCAGTAATGAATGGGGCTCAATATATATTGAGTCCAGTAGTCAGCAACCGCGATTACCCTGGTTTTAAAACCTGGGTTACCAAAAGCTACGTTCCTACGTAGCTCTGCATGGAGCCGATTAGAAATCGGCATCTCGGGTCTCTCCAAGTGCATAGCGCTTGTCGATAGCATACCTATGAGATTACCCATAGAATGCAGCAACTCGTAATAACGAGTACCATCGCGGAGCACCTTATTAAAAGATGCCTCATACTCAGCGCTTGACCCAGCAATGCTGGGAGCGTAGCCCTTGACTCTTTTAGCGTCAAGACCGTTTTTAAAACGGGTTGTGCCCTTTTTACTTAGTAAAATTGCACTCTCAATGGGATTAAAATAATCCGCAAAAGGCACTTTTTGCTCGAAAGAACGAAAAGCGGGATCAGAGACAACGTTTCTGATCTCTTCCTTGAAGTTAAAAACTCCATCCTCAGTTGACACTAAGTGTGAACTGAACTGGGCTTCAGCAGAATCAGTTAAAAACTGACTCTCGAACTTCGCTAAGGCCTTCTTAATTGAAGCCTCAGTCGGCAGCTTGAGATCATAAGATCTGAAGACAGTGTGAAGACATGCTAGAATAAAAGCATCATCACGGAATTGCAATGCTAACCTATATAATGGGATAGCATGCTTAAACTTCCTAGTCGGCAGG